CCCAAGTCTCTGATGCGTAAACTTTCAATATCAAACTCCAAGTCAATCTTTTGACCAACGCCGCTACTGCTTCTAGTTTTCATTAACTGTATCTGATAGCGTCCACGCTCGCGCATAGCACGACTTGTAAAGATGCCAAACACGTTGTCTGCTGTGTTGATCTTACTAAGACCACCACTAATGTGAGAATGATCAAACTCTATTTCATCAACTGCGCCTCTGTTTAACTGCGATGCTGTTACAAACACACAGTCCAGTTCCTTAGCCAAGTTGCGTAATTCTTCACTTACATACTTGTCTTTAACAAACAAATCACTTGGGCTTACTTTTGCACTTACTGGCATAAGCAAATCCAAGTAGTCGATCAACAAGAAGTCTACACGCCAGTTGTTCTTGATCTGTAGTTCTTTCAAGTATGCACGGATATCATTAACGTTGCTCTGGGCTGGCATGTATTTGATTTGCAAGTTACCTGCTTTCTTGCCTGTCATCTTAACTTTCATTTCAACAGTATCCAAGTCTTTGAAAACCTCTTTGGTGCTTACATTTGTAAGCATGCTATCAATACGCATAGCACTAAGACCTTCGCTAAGTTCCAGTGTCAAATACACACCATTTAGTCCTTGTGTTACCCAGTTAACTGCTAGGTTCTGCATAAACAAACTTTTGCCTGATCCTGATCCACCTGCAAAAATATTAAGTTCTCCCTTGTTCATGCCACCAAACAGTTTACGATCCATAGCGGGCCAGCCTGTGCTAATCTGTCCGTTATTGTCTTTGAGAGCCATAAGTCTTGCTCTCGGATCTTCAAAGTAATCTGTACCCATGTCTTTTGTAAGACTAATTTGTACAGCATCTTTAATGATCTTTTCAACTGGGTCGTATTCGCCTTTCTCAAGCAGGTCTGCACTCTTGAGAATAGCACGTTCTAGTTCCTGTCGCTTGGTGAATCCTTCAAACTCTACAAGGAACCAGTCGTTATGACTTTCGTTAATGTCAGGCACAGGCTTTAGTTCTACGCCTGTTACTGCACTGACTTGTTGTGCAGTGGGCAACGCTCCATGCTCGTCGCTGTGTTCTTTTACAAACACTGCAGTATCATACAAACTTCTATCAAAATTATCTACGTTATAGATGTTTTGCACACGCACAAAGTTCTGTGCATCATGCAACATCATTTCTAAAAATAGTTTTTGTAAGTCTGCTGTATATTCTTTTGCCATTAACACTTCCCACAATTGTAAACACAGTAATCTGGTTTAACTTGATTTATTGTACTATAGAATTCATCAAAATGTCTAATACATTCTGAAAAAGTAGTTTTACTTATATCGTACTTGTCTTTGTTTCTCCACCATTCACTGCGATAATAGTATCTATAATCATGAACTAAACAACAAGGCATAAAATGTCCTTGTGCGCTTATGTATTGATTTCGATAATTTGCACACTTTGGCAAAATAGATTTTACATTTTTATAATTTTCTTTTGTTATTTCTTTTGGTCCTGTAAACTGCACAGGCTTTAACCAATCGTTGTTTAACCATCTATCACTTGGTTCTATATTGAATTGATCTATACCCAAGTCCTGACTAAGTTGTTTTGCACTGGTAATATCATGCTCGTTAAAACTAAATGGAATATATTTCCATATTGTTTTTACACGACCTGCACATAATTTTATAGCAGTTTCAATTTGATCCCATTTTGCATTGATTCTATATTCTGTAAAGTTTTTAGGCAATCCATCGATTGCAAACTCAACTGTATCCTCAGGCCCGAGACAGTATAAAAACTTTTCCCACCACGCCTTATTTCTACCGCTACCGCTAGTGTTTATTACTACTCTCGGAGCATGTGCTTTACAACTTACAACCAATTTATCTAATTTAGGATGTAAAATTGGATCTCCGTATGTTCCGCCTAAATAAAAATATTCTACGGGCAAATCAAAAAAGTTTTTAATCATGTTTGGATCTAAATCTGCAATAGTCAATCCTTGTGTTCCAAACTTATCAAGCAAGGTTGTTCTTGCACAACGCGGACAAGCAAGTGTACATCTACTAGTAGGCTCAAGCGTAATGCTATACATATTTTTTACGCCTGAGATTAATTTTTAAACTCATTGTTTCTTTTGCATCTAGTATACTTTTAAGTGTAAACAGTTTACCATAACGCACAACTGCATCATTTATATCTTTAACATCTGTTTCCCAATCAGGAAAACTTACACTCCATCCGTATTCAAATGCATCATCTATTAGTTTTTGTCCCGCTTTATCTCTATCCGGTACTAGAATTATTTCTCTGCCCAGTGTGTCAATAATCTGTGCTTGTGTTTCACTGCATTGGTTGCTTAATATTCCTACACCACCAATACACATTGCATCAAACAGACCTTCTGTAACTACTACAAACCTAGCATCAGGCAACTGAGAATCAATCCCATAAACGTAGCCACTATCATGACTAGTAAAATATTTGGGTCTTCCGGCATCGTCTATACTCCTTGCACTAAATCCTATTGTACGCCTTCCCCATTTAAAAGGAACTATAACACGCTTCCACATACCTGCGGGTTTACTGTTACTATACATTAGTTTATTTACAGGCAAGCAACGTTGTAATGCATACGTCCGAATATTATTAGGCAGTTCGTGCGTTGCTCCTTCAGGTAGTGGTCTACTTTTAAATTCTACTTCAAACTTTTCTTCTTCTACATCTTCAACAACAACTGTATCTTTAATACGCAATGCTTCAATGTTAAGCATCTGTCTTGTGTTTTCATCAACGCCTAACCATGTTAGCAGTTTGCGCATTTTAAAACTGATGTGTCTGCCTGGTTGCCATCCTGTTTTAAAGTTACAGTTAAAGCAGTGATAACTCACAGCATCGCCATTCATAATTATGCCGCCTCTGCTACGCTTGTCCATGCTTTCGCCATTGTGATGACAGCATACAGCATTAAACGAAATCCACCCATTGGTAGTTCGTTTTTGTTTGCCGGGCAAACTGTCATTTACTGCTTGTTGTATACTGTTCATTTAAATATTTTACGTTGTTTTGTAAAATTAATCAATCTGTTTGCTATTTTTTTATGCCCTTGTTCATTGGGATGAGTTTTATCTGTCAATCCTCCAATATCTGATTTTGAAAGGTAATCAAGTGTATTTTGATCTGGCAAATAATAATTTGGATATTTATGATATGTATGATGCGAGCCTAAACTATTAAGTTGCAATAAAGATATGTTGTTTAAATTGCAAACACTGTTTACCAAAAGTTTACTGCTATCTGTTAATGCTTGATTGCCACTTGCTTCATCACCTTGACTATGAAGCACCCATTCTTTAAAACTGTTTTGAAACTTGTTACGTTCTATTCCTTGTTCAATGTGTTTACTGTGTACCCAATGAAAAGTATCTTCGTCCCACCAACTCATTCTGCCTACTGCAGTCCATGCAACTACAACTGCAACGTCTTGATACCGATGTCTTTCGTAGCATATAAAGTTTGCAAACTGTTGACCAATGCCATAATTACTATTACCACTTGCTGCAAGATTTAAAATTTCAAAATCAAAGGCTTGTCCAAGCAAGGACAAAAAATTATCCTTTGGATCAACGCCATCTCCTTTAGTAAAACTACATCCAAATCCAATTAATATCATAAACTTATTATACGCTCTTTTGCAAAAAGATACAACCGTTTTGTGAAATATTCGTGCCCGGCTTGGTTTGGATGTCCTCCGCTTGCAAATAAATCTAAACGCGAATCTTCTTGTTCTGCACGTTTAAGTGTACTGTCCATACTTGCACCATCAATAAAATAATTATCATACTGTGTAGTGCGGTGTTTACCCAGTGCATTGAACTGCAGTATAGAAACATCATGTGCTTTACAAATACTGTTTGCAATTAGTTTTGCATTTTGTGTGAACATTTCATGACTCTGTTTAGTACTGAATGTTACCCATTCTTTTGCACTTGCAAACCATCCATCCTGTTCTCCAGCAAAGCCATTGTGTGTCCAATGATCACTGTACCAGCTCATTCGTGTATGTTCGCTCCAGCCTATACAAATTACAATA